TTCTTCGCATTCATGCTCACTCACCCACGCCTGGATGTATTCCACCAACGACGACAACCGGGATTTCCCCATCTTGGCTGTCGACTCCCGCAAATTGACGAACTCCCCTTCCAGCCCTGGCACACAGTCCGAGGGGCGTCCGGTGGCAATGGCGTGGCCGCTCACCATCAGTAGCTTCCATTCGTCCATGTCCCTCGGCTTTCCGGCCCAGGGTTTGCCCTTGAGTTCCTGCAAATGGGCGTGGAGCAACCGATTCTGTTCTGAGGTGCGTGTCGGCTCCTGAACGGTGACGTAGTACCCATCGGGTGCATTCATCACCGCCTCAATGGCCCGTTGTCGGGCAATTGGATGAGCTAGGCAGAAGATCCGCTTCACTGCTTCCTCGCCTCCAAGATTTCCCTTAGCGTTTCCCGTCTGGCCCGGTTCTCGGACCAGTCCTCGGCCATGCGAATGGCCACTCGCTCACAAAAGATCTCGACTTCTTCCATCGTGGCTTTCCCAATCACCGAATACAGCCAGAGTTCGTCCTTTTCCCAAGCATCTTTCACAGAATCCGTTCCTCATCGAACCAAACCGCAATTGCTGCGGGCTTTCCAAAAACCTCCTTGATCGCCAGCATGGATTCAGCAATGTCCGGCGCTTCTTTCTGGATCCGCTCCCAAGCTGCCCGTCTGGCATCCCGCTTGGCGTTGACTTCTACTGTCACCTTGCTGCCTACCCTGGCCAATCGATCAGTCAGGGACATAACCAAATTCCGGAATCTGTGGCCCCGTCCAGCGCATGAATTGCCCATCAAACCTGCACTTGATCGCGCACGTTGGGCCATGCCGGTTGGCTTCGATCAAAATTTCTCCTTCCAGCGGATCCGCTTTGTCGTCGTAGACGGCTTCCCGGTACAGGAACATGATCACGTCGGCTTCCTGTTCGATTTCGCCTGAATCGCGCAAATCGGATGGCATGGGCCGCTTGTCTTTCCGATCCTCCAGCCCACGACTCAGCTGGGCCAGACATACCACCGGTATGTTCATGGTTCTAGCCAACGTCTTGAGATCAGCCACCATCTTCCCAACCTCACGATTCCGGTTTTTGTCCGGTACATCAGGTGCTAATCGGGTGAGGTAATCTACGAACAGAATGTCGATACCGCCTGAAAGCTCCCAGGCCTTCACCTGAATCGCGATGTCGCCAACCGTCATCTTCGGTTTGTCAAAGATGAAGATCGGCATCCTTGCTGCCGTGGTGGTTCCAAACGTCAGATTCTTGAACCCCTGTTCATCAAAGTCGCCTGTCCTGAAACACTCAGCGGGTAGATTGGCGATGTCTGACACAATCCGTTCACCAAGCTGCCACGCCGGCATCTCAGCGGAGGCAATCCCAACGCGCTTACCATCCATGGCAGCCGACTTGGCGCAGTTCATTAACCAGGCCGTCTTGCCCATTTTGGGCCGTGCGCCCATGACGATCAGATCGGATTTGTGGAAACCGCCTAGCACTTCATCCATTCGGCGGATCCCTGTACGGATCCCGACAACACCATTGCCGACATGTTTGGCATCCCAGACTTCCTCCACCTTGTTCACCACCTGAGTCATCCATTCTTCGCCGGTGGTGACGTAGGAGCGGCCATCGTCTTCGATGCTTGCTAACTGGTTGATCACCCTGGCGCGAATCGCATCTCCATCGTCGTGGGAATTGATGGCATCGACCATGATTTGCTTAACAACGCGGGTTCGGTAATCCCGCTTGAGCTTGTCTGCCCATCCCAGCATGAGATTGGCGCTAGGGATCTCATTGCGCCATGCCTTTAGGGTTTCCAGATTCGCTTTCGGATCGCCAATGACGTCCCTTGCAACATCCAGGGGATTGATCGGCCTTCCGCTTTTCACCGATGACAGCATGGCTGTGTAAGCCATTTCGCAGAACGAATCAGTGAAGTGTTCTGGCCGAAGCCCGAGCTTGGTGATTTCCTTGGGGAACCTGAGAAGGCCACCAATGATCGATGTCTCGATCATCAGACGTACCTCCGTCGGCGCACAGGTTCAGATTTAACGGGTTCCTGCTTGTCCCAGTCCCATGAAGATTTGAAACCACCCCATGATTCTTGAGCGCATTTGCGTAAGACGTCGTTGATGTCTTTGCCGGACTTTTTCACCTCGGAAAGGAACAGCTCCATGGCTTCCTCAGTGTTGGTAAGCCGTTTCTTTGAGCGAACAGCAAACCATTGCTCAATGAGCTTCTCTTGTGCGCCATGCGAACGCAGATGCACCGAAGGTGCGTATTTCTTTTCTTTTGTTATTTCTGAATACTTGTTATTACTTAATACGTTCTGGTTTTCCGAATTCGGCTTTTCCGAATACGGCTTTTCAGGATGTGGCTCAGCCTTAACCTGATTTTCAGAATCAGGCGCAAATTGGCATTTGCTATCGGTGAAGTCCCAAACGCTCTCGCCTGAATGCAATCGCGTCAATCGGGCATAACCTAACAAGCGCAAGATCTTCAGGTTCTTGGTGATCTTGTCGTGACTGCCAAAACGCCCATCCAACTCAAGACTTTTGATCGTCACCTTCCAGTCATCGCTGTTGCTGAGAAGGTTCACCAATAGCCAACCAGCAGAATCAGGCAAATCCTTGTCCCTTATGGTTGAATGCGGAATCACAGTGAATCCTTGTGGGGATCTATTCCTGAAAATCACTTCCCAAACCCCATGTTCTGCAAATGCTGTCGTGCTTTTTCCATCTGAAACTGCAAAAAGTGATAAGCCGCTTCGTCGTTGAAAGTTGATCTCAAATCAGTAACCAGGTCTGTGAACTCATCTATAAGTTCGAGAACCCGAGTGGTATAATCTTCATCAGTCATCGTCTTCACTTCATTTGTTGACGGTTGATAGAAGCCCCCAGCCCACCTGGGGGTTTTGCTTTTGTGGATCCAGCAATTTTTTCTTGCCGCATACGTAAATCCACTTACTTTCAGAAAAAACTAGTACCAAACTGGTCCCAAACTAGTACCGAACTAGTCCCTAATCGGTACTATCGGAATCCTCAAAAAAAGCCGAATCTATCTCTTCCTCGCGACGCTTCAGATCTTCCCGGATCAGGTGTCGGAGGTACTCAGCCTGGGTGTATTCCTCAACCAAAAGGACCCGCTTAATGCGCTTCCACATTGGGTCGGATACCTGGCACTTGACCAAGATTTCTTTTTTTTCGGAGGGTACTGACATGGAACTGATACCAAGAGACACTGGGATTTATGTGCGCTGCAATTGCGGATCCCGGATGTTTGTTCCATCCGAATCAGCGGTTAAAAATTCAGTCCTGTTCTGTCCCTGTGGCGAACTGGAGAAGATCGGTAAACAAGTCCTGAATAAAGTCATGGCCCGTTATTTCCGAGCAGAAACCAAAAAAAGGGGGGGCTATGTGAAACCCCCCAAAGAGAGGGCAAGTCAGCTTGGTTCCGGCGCTGACAAGACCGGTCGGAAAGATTGGTTTGAGGAACTGGCATGAACTACGAACTCCTTCGGATTACATGCCAAGGAATCGTTGGGCTAACATCGTCTGCCTTCACCTTTCCCTTTGTTGCCTGTTCAATCAAAGGCGCATACTCGGGTGGCACATTCCCGCGATGACGCCAGTTATTGACGACTTGCGGGGCTACACCCAAGCAACGTGCTAGTTCGGCCTGAGTACCCAAAATCCGTATAGCTTTTGATAGTGACTTCATGGGACCAACTATACACCATGTTTATTTTTACGCGCAAGGATGTATAGCCGCTCGAAAGTTGCTTGGGGCAGAATTCAGTCATGGATGATTCATACAGACGACTTCTAGTAGCCGCGCGTGAACTGCGTGGCTGGCACACTCAAGCCGAAATTGCTCGAGGCCTTACTCGGGAGGGGTATGCGGTAGCAGAAGCCGTCATGAACAATTGGCGCAGCCGGGGAGTTTCCAAAGAAGGCCGACTGAAAGCATCTTTAATCATTGGATGCCGACCACACTGGGTTGAGAGCGGCGAAGGCATCATGCGGGAGATGGGTGGCCTTAATGCGCCCTGGGAACCAGCCCTTGATGCAAATGTGACGGAAGGACCAGAAATCATTGGGAGAATCCCATTAATTAGCTGGGTTCAAGCCGGTACTTTCTGCACATCCCCCGACCTTTTTGAACCCGGCGATGCTGAAGATTGGATTCCCGCAATCAAAAAATTCGGACCCCATGCTTATGCGCTTCGGGTTCAGGGTGACTCCATGATTTCGGACAGCCCACTAGAAAAAAGCTATCCACCTGGAAGCATCATCTTTGTGGATCCGGATAAGCCCATCACCAATGGCTGCAAAGTTGTTGCACGCATTCATTCTGAAGGTGAAGCAACCTTCAAAAAATATTCAGAGGACGCTGGTAAGCGTTATCTCAGACCGCTGAATAAAGATTACCCAACCATCACCATGGATGAGTCCATGCACATTTGCGGGGTTGTAGTAGGCAGCTACCAAGAAGAATAAAAGTCCGCCAAAACACACCAAACCCGCTTCGGCGGGTTTTTTTTGCCTCAGAAATATACGTGGTGTTGACACTCACAATAAACGTGGCGTATAGTTCCTCCCAAGCCAGCCAACTGGCTCCATGAGGACAACAAAAATGAACATCAAGCTCGCTCTACTGATCTTCTTCATCTGCTACGCAGCAGTCTCGGAAATGGACTATCAGGATCTGGAACTGGCACACAGCCAGACGGTGGTGGCCAGCCATGAATAACACCATCAAGGCCTACGTCATCTTGGACGCCATCAGCGACATCGAGCATGTCCTAGTGCTTCTTCAAATTGATGGAAAAGCTGACAGTTACGAATGCAAAAAGCTTCGCAATGCCAAAGCAGCACTTCTCAGTGCGATTGGGTATGTCGATGTCACCGTGGAGAAAGCAGCATGAACTACCTAGCTACTGACCGTCATTACGAAGAACAGTGTGCAGAAGCCTCTGCTTTCGAGAACTTCCTCGAAGAACTTGATCTGGGCGAAGTGCTGAACGAATGCGACGACATGGATGGTTTGGGATTGGCCCTTTACTGCAATGACGCCAATGCCCTCGCTAGCTGGCACACCTGGCTCATCAACCGGGTTCAAACCAAGTGGCAGGAAAAGATCGAGCAAAACAAACAAGACGCTGGTGAAGCTGAATATGACGCTTACATCAGCCGCATGGAGGACTGTTTCTAATGATCATTCACACGCACCCACAAGGCTCTGAAGAATGGCTTTTAGCTCGGGCTGGCAAGATCACCGCGTCTAACTTCAAAGATGCACGATCAAAACTCAAGAAGGACAACAAGCCGACTGAAGCTGCTTTGAACTACGCCTTCAAAGTAGCCATTGAATCCATCTCAGGCATACCAATGGACGAAGGATTCCAGACCTGGCAAATGCGCCGTGGCCAGGAACTGGAACCCGAAGCGCGTGACCTTTACTCCATTCGAACCGGCAATACCGTCGAACTCTGCTCCTTCATCACCACCGACTGCGAATCCTACGGCGCATCGGCTGATGGCCTGATCGGGGAAGACGGAGGACTAGAAATCAAATGCCTGGTCAGCCCTGAGCGAATCCGAAACGCCATCCTGAACTACGACATCTCGGAGTGGATTGACCAGGTTCAAGGCGGCATGTGGATCACGGGCCGTAAGTGGTGGGATTTTGTTATTTACTGCCCTGCCCTTTCTGGAGTTAACCGCGAACTGACTATCTGGCACATCGAACGAGACGAGCAATTCATCGAGAAATTGGACTCAGATCTAGGCGAGTTTGCCGAGATCGTAAATGAGTTCATTCAGAAACTTGTTCGAAAACAAGCCGCGTAGGGATACTTCTATGGCAACTCCAATTCAAAGAATTACCCAGCCACCCACATCACATATTGCAGAAATGCAAAACGTGTCGGTTGGCCTCACTAACCTCCAAGGGTTTGAACTTGCTCAAAGAGCGGCAAAGCTTTTGGCAGCCTCTACGCTGGTCCCCAAGGAGTATCAAAACAATGTCCCGAATTGCGTGATCGCCTTAAACATGGCGCAGCGCATTGGAGCTGATGCCCTTATGACCATGCAAAACCTGGTTGTAGTGCATGGTCGCCCCACCTGGTCTGCTCAGTTCCTAATTGCCACTTTCAACTCAAATGGTCGATTCACTCCGATCCGATATGAGTTTCAAGGCACCGAAGGATCAGACGACTGGGGATGCCGTGCAACCACCACCGATAAGGAGTCGGGCGAAAAACTAAACGGTCCCTTGGTCACGATTGGTATTGCCAAGAAAGAAGGTTGGCACGATCGCAACGGTTCCAAATGGAAAACCATGCCGGAACAAATGCTTCGCTATCGGGCAGCTTCTTGGCTGATCCGCAGCACAGCGCCTGAGATTGCGATGGGTCTGCACACCACCGACGAAATTACTGACACCTACGACGCTGTGGCAAACGCATCAGGGACATTCGAAGTGGTATCGGAAGAAGCGCCGATAGAAGCCAAAGAAAATGAATCGCACGACACCGAAACAGGCGCAATTTTTTCAGAGGAACTCAAGGAAGTAGCGGAATCCTCTTTACCAGTTGGCTAATTCGACATTCATCAAAAGGAAAACCATGACTAAAAAAATCTACGACCTCGCTGTAACCACCGGATCCTTCACCAACCGGGACGGTATCGAAAAGAAGCAGTACAAGACCATCGGTGCGGTCTTCAAGAACGATAAAGGCATGTTCGCCACCCTGGACCGCACGTTCAATCCGGCCGGGATCCCATCGGATCGGGACAGCATCATGGTGTCCATGTTCGAACCCAAGCCTCGGGACTTCCCGAAACAGGTATCCCAGTCGCACCGGGCCGATGCTCAGGGTGATGACTTCATGGCAGACGTTCCTTTTTGATATGACCGTCATCATCACCGCATTTGGAATCGTGGTGTTCGTCTCCCTGCTGGTATCCCACCTGGCGTACCAGCTGGCAGATCGCTGGCAAGCTCGCACCAGGTTCCGTGACACACGCTTTGAACGGGACGCCAGGTACATGAGGGCGCTATGGAAATGACCCTTTGCAAGGGCGTCAAACGGCTCCCTGGGCTACCTCCCAGGACCGACTACTGCCAGCGCCGGAGAACTTGCCTCCGGTGGCTGCTGCGGGAGGACGAACCTGCCGTGCAATACCTGTGTGACACCAAAGACGCTTACCTTCCAAACGACAAACCCTGAAGGAGCCGATATGCCGAAATCAGCCCAATGGACCAGCGAAGAAGACGACCTGATGTTTCAGCATTACGGGTTAATGGAAAGCAAACAGTTGGCGTTAATCATTACGACGCGCTCCCACACCGCGATTCAAAACCGCGCCAAGGTGTTGGGACTGGTCGTAGAAAAACCGCGA